GGTCAATTTCTGCCTCCTCATTCTTGATAACCCCAAAGGATAAATTTCCGAGTTTTTTAATTTGTTTGTTATACTCCTTTTCATCTATTGCCTCATACGGCATTTGTGGATAAGCTCCCCAATCGTGTCTTGGTAATAAGGATATACCCTTTAAGTAATACTGATAATAATTCAATACATTTGGTATTTGATAACCCTCTTGTTCAGGATCAAATGTAACCGTACAACTTACTTGGTTGTCTGCCCAATGTCTTTGCATGAATGCTGCTAAACTGAATTGTTCCCATATTGACAACTCACCTGCTGTTCTGATTCCCGCTCCAACATCTACAGGAACTTCAACAACCATTGTTGTATCTTCTGAACCAAATGCTGGTTCTATTTTATAACCCGCCTTCTTTAATGGTTCTAATAAATCTGAATGTTTTGATGTCCTAATTCGCCTAATATAAAACCTTGATTCAGGATAATGTAAACCAGGAGTAGCACCCGCTAATAGTGAAACCGTACCACTCGGTTTTACTGAAGTAGTTTTGATGGAACGTGGTACTGCAAACCAATCGGAATACATTTTATCCCAATCTTGAATAACATCATAACCATTTTCTAACCATTTTCTAAGTTTGTGTAACCCACGGTTAGTTATGAACTGTGCTACTCCACTAACACTACATCCAATTCTTCTGTTTCTCAACATAACTCTGTTTGTATCACTCCAATGAGTTCTACCGAGTGTAACTGTTTTAGCGTATAAATAAGCATATTTTAATGTACGAGCATAATCTTCAAAATCATCGTGATTATTTGGAAATGTTTCTACTAAACAACACAACTCATAACTTTCTAATGTTTGTTCCAAACAAGGATTACCACCCATAGCTCTGTGATCTTTATCATCTCCACCATTTTTCATTCTTGAGTAATGTCTCATATTATCTAACCAAGCAAATCCTGGTTCACCATTATCCACAATACGTTTTGCTACCTCTGTATAATCCATACCAAGTTCTACAAAAACTGAATTGTTTGATGTCCAACCATAAGTTTCTCTATGTTTATTAACTTTATAATTCTTTAAATCTAAATACTCTTCTGATTCAGGGTTACCAAAAACTATCTCAGCAGTTCTACGAACATTTCCCGCTACAACACATTTACCAATAAGGTTCATGATGTCTACAATTGTAGTTATTGTGATTGGTTCACCTGAATTATCTTCTAATACTTTTCTAATATCATCGTGGACTTCTCTTAGTGGTTCGGGACCTGAACTAACTCCACCAAAACCTTTAATTGGTTCACCTGCCAATCTAATCTGATTATAATCAAACTCAACAGGTGATTGTCCATGAAAATAACTTTCTAATAATAGTCTCATAGATTCAACCCAACCCTCACGAGTATCGGGTATCATATAAATCTCTTCATTTCTATCACGGTTTACACCTTTAACTATAATCTCACCTGCACCTTTAGTGTCAAAACCAACTCCCACACCTAACATTGATGCATCCATTAAAAAACAAAATGGTTTTGAATAATCTTCTTTTAATGTTTTAGTAGATACGAAAGCACAATTGTTTAGTGCTGCATATAACTTCTTTTCTTCAGTAATCGGTGTTCCCATTGCCCATAAACCACGACCTGGTGGTAAGAATTTCATATAAAACATTCTATCATACATTTCTTGAGCTGACTTTTGTGCTTGCCAAGCGTTCCAACCTAATTGATGTGATTCAATATGTTGTTTTTGCATAGAGTAAGTACCCTCTACAACCCTTTGAACGGTTTCCCACCATCTTTCGTTTTTACCATTTTCTTTGATTCTTGAATAAGTTCTCATATAAACCAATTCACCTAATCCATTAAAACCGAATGGTGGTTTCTTTCGTTTGTATTTATTTATAAACCCTTCAGATAACTTAAATTTTTCCATTGTACTCCCTATAATCTTTCGTAAAACATTCTCTATCTTTCAAACTCCAAGTATAACTATAATATATACTTCACAATAGCAACCAATATATATAAATTTTTCAAGTTTTAAATTAAAATTCCTTAGAAGTTTTTATTCAAAACCTTCGCTGTCAAAATCTTTCTTCTTCTGTGACAATGTTTTTCTAAAATACTCATCGGCATTATTCATTTTACCTTGTACTTCTTTACCACCCACGGTTGTAGATTCATAAATCATAATATATCCTGTATTAGTATTAATGGTTGCTGGAAATGTAATTCCATCTGGACCAAAACGATTTTTAATCACATGAAATCTACCTGTATTGGCTATCTTATCTTCAACTTTTCTACTCATACTCATAACAAAATCCGCTGTCATAACCTTTGAGTAATCCTCTGCAACTTTATCAGCTCCAATAACTTCTTCTTCTAAAGAAGAACGATTGGCTTGTGAAGCAGTCCATATAGGAATTTCAAATTCTCCTGCCATACCTCTCAACTCTTCATATATATGACCTATTTGATGTCTTTTCTCTGTAAAATGTTGTGTGGATTTCATAATATCTGCATAATCAACTATAACTAAATCTGGTTTAATTCCTTGTAGTTCACATTGTTGTAAATGTGCGGTTATTGTATTTACACTTGCGGTTCTTGTTGGATAATACTTAATAATTAAATCACCCTTCAATTTACCAATTGCCTTTAATACATCTTCCTTATAATACTGAAGATTACCTGTTGGTTGTCCACTTACAATTGTATCATATCTTAATCCTACATACTCTGCATTCAATTCAAAAGTATAATGTATTACAGTTTTACCTTTCTTAACTGCTTCCGCACCTAATGCCTGTAATGTCCAACTCTTACCAATACCAGCTGGGGCTACAATAACACCCAATTCACCACCTGCTAATCCACCATCCATTAATTCATTTATACTATCCCACTTTGTTGGTAATGTATTTCTTGCCTGTTCAGTCATTCTCTCTTCAAAACCTGTTATGTACTCGTGTCCAATATCTCTTTCAACTCCAGCTCTCATTGCCTTATCTATCACACCTTTAATCTCATCATATTGATGATTATCCAATAACTCAACCGATTCCATAATGGCATTTTTAATAACTTGATTCTTACAGAACTCTAATGTTTTCTCTTTTACAAATTCTAAATCAGGTGATTCTCTATGTGCCCACGCTTGTCGTAAAAAATCTACTACACCTGATTTTAATACATCATTCTCTATATCATCAATAAAAACTTTCAATGCTTCCATTGTGGGTACAGTTTTATATTTCGCAAAATAATCTTGTATTGTTTTTATAATAAACTTATTAGAATCAGAATCAAAATAACTTATTTCAAGAATATCAATAATTTGTTTCGTGAACTTTACATCATTTAATAAACTTGAAATAATTTTACTTTGAAATGAAGTTCCATATTTTACTAATGATTCACTCATTAACTTTCCTTTTTAAATACAAAAATAGGTTCATATTTATAACCAGCACCCATCACACTTGATAATGTTAATTGTAATGTGTCTTTATAAGTAAATCCACATTCTTCTGCAATTTTAATAGTACTATCTTCTATAAATTTATGTTTTGATGTATTTGCTATATTAATCAACATATATTTTCCACCCTTTAATCCATAATAACAATTTTCCATAGTCTTTCGCATAAATTCATTCATCCATTCGTTTTCCGTTGGAAATTTAATATAACTTTGTGTAGGCTCATCGGAATACTTTTCCGTGTCGAAATACGGTGGTGATGTAAAACATAAATCAAGTGAATTTTTTTCTGGAATAAAATCTTCACTTCCTTGTTTATATATATCTATTTGTTTTTCCAAATACGAAAAATCTTTTTTCATTTTCAACAACCCGTTATATGTTCTTGTAGCAGGTTCAGTACCAATATAATGTTTAGTATTGGACGCTGCTAAAAATCCCAATAAACGGCCACCCCAGCCACAAGACATATCCCTAATAACTGGTCCACCATATTTTTCATAAATTAGTTTTGCTGCCGTTGGTCTAAAATTAGATACTGATTGTGTTCCTGTATAAATCTTAATTGATTGTCTTAATCTATTTTCATGAAATTTATGAAGCTTTGAATTTTTATTTTCACCTTTGTAATGTTTTAATTCCCAATTCCAACACTTTTTGATTGTGGATTTAAACTTATCATCATCTAAAAATGTTTCCATTGGTGATTTCATAGAATTTCCACATCGAATTTCCCAAAAGAAAGGAAAATATGACCAAGCCAGTCTTAATGCATGCATAGTTTGAATAATCTTATCGCCATCAAGAATTGTATTTATATCAAATTTTTGTAATTTTATCATATGTTCATGTTTTTCTTCTTCACGAATTTTATAGTGAGGAAACCCATGTCTACGATAATATTGAAAAATAATATCAACCCCATAATCTATATTAACAGTATCAATATTATTTACAACTCTATCAAATTCTAAATCGTCTTCATCATAATCAAAAAAAGTTTGTAATACATTATAATCTACACTCATTCTATGTCTCGATACATTTGTTGAACTTTTTTATCATAGAATTCTTGAGTTTTTTTCTCACGATATTTTTGTTTAGCTTTGGCTAAAATCTTATCACGATTGCGCATATAATGTTCCATTTGCCAACGGCGTTGGGCCTTTTTCTTTTCCTCTTTTGTAAAATATTTTTTCTTACGGCCCATGAGTTTTCTCCGCCATGTGAGTTAATCTATTAAATGTTGAGTATAACCAACTATCAAGATTGGGTAGAGATGTATACAACTTGTCTTCTAAAAACATTCTTTGGAATTTATGTTTTATTATTCTCTGTATAGGTTGAGACACTATGTTTTGTATCTTTAGTTTACTATTACCCGAAATATTCACATCATCCAAATCCATTAGTTTTTTATTTAATAACATTTGGTCGTGTGAATTAGTGATTTCCTCACAAAGTTTGTACGTGGTTTTTTGTGTTGATGCACTTTTAAGAACATTCTCTATATTATATTTGTGTGAAGTCCCCAAAAATGGAAAATGTTTTAACAATGATTTTAACCCAACACCCTTTACACCAGGGATACTATCACTCACATCACCATCAAGAACTCTATATAACAAAAAGTTTTGAGCTGAAATACCATACTCTTCTAGTACTTTACTCTCATCATACATTTTCTTTTTGGTAGGTGAATAAACTCTCGTATTCTCATCTACCAATTGTAAAAAATCTTTATCGGTTGACATTATGGTAGATTTTGAATCTTTGAATATGTGTTTTGCACAATAACCAATAACATCATCAGCCTCTATATTGTCCATATTGATTATTGTTAAAGGTAAACATTCAAGATACTCAACAATTCTATTTAACTGAAACACCATCATCTTCTTTTCTTCTTCTCGAGTTAGAAAATCATGTGTTCTATTCAAACGATGAGACATTTTTCTTCCCATTTTATATTGTGGAAAGATTTTTCTACGGCGGTTAGACCCACCTTTACCATCAAAAACTATGATGGTGCGAGTGGGTCTTACCATATTAATAGTATAACCAATTGACCTTAAAAAACCAACTATTCCACCAATGTGAACCCCATCCTCATTGGTAGTTGGTATTGCTGAAAACACTCTAATAAAAGTGTTCAGACCATCTATAAGTAAAACCGAGTCGTTTGGTTCACCACTATCTACTTTACCGCCAGATTTTTTAATTTCTTCAAGTATAGATATGTATCTCTGTTTAGTCACCGATAACCTCATCTGTGAATTCTACATCATCAATACCAAGTTTCTCTTTGTATTGTAATATAACCTTATCACAAATGATTTTGTATACATATTCTCTTAATTCATCGTTTTTAGTAATTAACTCTTCCCAATCTTTTGATTGGAATTTGTGTTCTTTACCCTTCTCGTCTGTAAGAGTGTACCATGCTCCACCAACCTTAACTAATTTATGTTCTTTAAGTACGGTTAACCAAGCACCGTAATTATCTATACCTCTATCAAAGTACATATCATAATCTGCGTGTCGTAAGGGAGGACCTAATCTATTCTTTACAATTTGAGCCCTACATTTCATACCCAATACATTTTTACCTGTATCTTTAATTTGTCCCATATTCTTTAAACGAATACGAGTTGAGGCGTGAAATGGTAATGCTTTTCCTCCACTTGTTGTCCAGGGGTCTCCGAACATCACACCTAATTTTTGTCTTAACTGATTTGTAAACACAAGAGCTATTCTCTCTCTACCAACCATTTGAGTAATTTTTCTCATAGCCTTTGAGATAATAATTGCTTTTGCAGTTGCCCAACCATCTTTATCAAAATCAGCTTCTAACTCTACTTTTGTAGTAGCACCAGCAAGTGAATCAACCAAGATAGTTACTAATCTATCTTTATCACTTTCACGAACTTTAGTTACGATTTCTTCAATCGCTTCAAAAATGTCTTCTACGGTTTCTAAATGTAGATATAACATCTTACCCATATCAATACCAATCACATCCATAAACTCTTGGGAAACTGAAGTCTCAGTATCTATATAAACTGCTACTCCACCTTTCTTTTGAGTTTCTGCTAATATGTGAGCACCAAGTAGAGATTTACCACTTGATTCTAATCCATTGATTTCTGTAATTCTACCTACAGCTACTCCACCATTGGGTTTGTTTGATATTGCCAAATCCAACATGGAACTACCAGTAGAAATAAAATCCTTGATATCGGTAGGTGTTGTATCCGTACCATCAAGAAAGTATGCTACTTTAGTATCTTTGAATTTTTTATTTAGTGAATCGGCCAATACATTGGCTAAAACATCGTTTACGGACATTCATTTCTCCTTGTGAAATAAGAGCCGTCGCGGATATGACCTTGACGGCCCTAATTTTTAATTAACTATTAAACAAATCATCAAAAGCATCAGCTGTATTTGATACTTTTGAAGTTTCTGAAAGTTGACTGGTGGAAACAGTTTTTTCTTCTGATTCCTCTTCTGATGAGTCAGAATCATCAGGATTTAGCCATTCATTTAATATTTCAGTTAAATCATCATAACTTTGTTCTTGATAGATTTCACGAATGTCTTGTTGTTGCTTTACCAACTCAAGGACTTCAGGTTCATCTGAAATCGGTGTTTGATTTGGTTTAACACGAATGTTAGTTTTTGGAAAACTAGCACCTGTCTCTTCTGCCGATAGAAATTCTACTACGACATCTCTACCATTTACAGGATCGGTGATATCACCATAGTCAGGATCTGCAATAATTGAAAGTAATTCTTGGTATACGGTTTTACCGAATCCCCAAAATTTTACTCCTTGTTTTTCCTCACCTCTCACAATAACTGGAGCAAAAGTTCTCATTTTTGCTTCAAGTTTACGTGATAATTGATAATCTTCTTTATTACCACTTGCACGAAGTTTCTGTGCAAATTCTTCAATTGGATCTGGACGACCAAAACTGATTGGTGATAAGTAAGAACGATTATTTAGATTGTAATGAAAAAACAACTCGATAAAAGGATTGTCCTTATTTAGTTCATAAGGCACAATTCTGATTTGAGTTTTACCTGGTTGTGGTTTCCAAAGACTTGATGTACGATTGTTTGTTGTTTGAAGCTGATTTAGCCTCTTACGGATTGCGTTTAAATCCATTGAGTATTCTCCTATTATTATTATTCATTATTCATTTGTTAATCAAGTGTAACCTTGATACATAAATAAATATAACCTATTATTATTAAAATGTAATTTATTTTATTTTTCTTAATAAAAAAAAGAGACTCGTGTTTTTAAGTTTGAAATTAAGTGGAAACTAAAAATCGTGAGCCTCTTTTTTTAAAATCTTTATTTGAAAATTTTAAATGAAAATTTTGGGGGTGTGGATAAACCATTTCCACATCAAATCACTCCAATTTTTTTTACTTCATACTTTGCCACCGAAAGTTACTTCGGTTCTCCTTAATGTTATTAACATCGGTAGAGCGGATACAATTCCTTGACAAATACCTTAGCCCTTGAAGTGTGGCTTCTTCGGTCAGTTTTCAGGGAGAATTCCTTTCGGGTACTCCCAATGAAGTGATAAAGTTGGTTATTTATCTTTAGTTGATTCAAACTCCCTCATATGATGTCTCACAGTATTACCACCGTTCAGGTGAATACTCTCCACGATAGAGATTCGGGATACATTACAGGCCTTTAAAAGAAACCTGTTATTCAGTCAACCCCACAGAAAGATGTACGGTCTTTCTGCTTTTCCAATTTTCAAAAAACATAAATCTTATATACTATATATATGTATATAAATTCCAAAAACGTATTTTTTTTAATTTTTTTTTCATATTTTTATATTTTTTGTAATAAACGATACCATCATATAACGTTCTCCTTTACTTATAGGTCTAGCTCCATGCTTATGAGTTACCAATCCTGGAGCTAAGAGTCCATATCCAGCAGGCGCCGTTATAGTTATATCATGTTTCTCAAAATATGTTCCACCACCAACAAAATTTTCATTTAATGCCACATTATAAGTAAAATATGAATTATCATGATGTATTCCTAAAACTTTCTGTTTATATGGTAAATACCTTACTAAAAAATCCTCGCTCGAAAAATCTTGTCGAAGAATTTTTTCTTCTTGCTGTGGCATTCTGAATATCTGTAATGCCATAGGTATGAAAAAATTATATACTACACTTCTATAAACATCTCCTAATCCAATGTCATCTAATAGAATATCATTAGTTGGATAATGTTCATGCCTTCCACTAGTCCATTTTTCTTCTTCAAGTGTTTGTATTAAATAACTAACTTCATTACAAAATGTTTCTGAAAAAATTGGTATAACATAGATATCAGTTCCAACATTATTAATTTTCTCTTCTTCTATTGATAGTGCAAGATCAGGAACATCTAAAATATTCGGGTGGATATATTTCCCTACCCATTCATTATTAAATTCATATAACGACATTATTTAACTCTACGTTTTCTCCCGCCTTGTCCTCGATATGGTTTTACTGTACCTTTTTTAGTACCTCTTCCAGCACCTTGTCGAGTTTTCTTTATATTTTTTTTCGGTTTATCTACACCACCTAACATTAAGACAATCTTTCTATAACAAGTTTTTTAGGTAATATTCCAACAAACCTATCAATCTCTTTACCAGCCTGTTCTATTACTACTGTAGGTACAGATCTAACATTGTATTCTTCTGCTAAATCAGATAAACTATCTACATCAATAAATTCTATCTGATATCCCTCGCTTCTAATTTCTTCCATAATTGGTTTAAACGCTTTACAAGGTCCACACCAAGTTGCACTAAAGTATTTTGCTGTCCTCATTTATCTTCTCCAAGTATAGTATTTATATAATACCGTTGTATTCTTTGTTTTATATGGGACATTTATCTTTTGAAAAATCTTTTCCTGCAAACTCTTCTGTTGGTTTTGCATATTTTTTTCTTCTTTCATGATACACCCGTTTGTTTTTACTAAATTTTTCATTGGTAACTTCTATCGCTTTACTATCTGTAACTTTGCCAGCTCCCCATTTACTATAATTATAATCAGCCCATCTCTTATATACATTTTTTGTGATTTCGTTTTCTTCTAATCCCCATTGTTCTTCATAGGCATCTCTACGAAATGGTATTAATGCAGCTAATGGTTTATCTTTGCTAATAGTTATTTCTCTATTTATTTCAAGAACTGCTATATTCATCCAAATATCATATACCATCCAATCAGTTTCTAATATTCCTTCTTGAATTGTATAAGGTAATTGTTTATTATCATTTCTATAATAATCATTTACAGGATTTCTAACCCACAATCCCCAACCTGGGGGAGTTTCAAATATACATCCAGTCCATATAGTTATAATATTAGGTTCTACAGATCCATAATTAATTCTAGTTCGTTCCATACCACCAAATGCTGTTGGAGTAGATTTTCCTGCATGTAAGCTATATTGTGGTTGTGGCATATCAAAAGTTTCCTCATATCTAGAATCAAACTCTCTTAACTTATTCATCATAAAACTTTTATTAGGTTCAAGTCTTTCTTCTTTTATGATATCCCAGTTCGAATAATCTCCTAGCTCTCTAACTTTAGTATCTTTTAATACAAAAGTAGTTTCTATAGGTGAATACAAATAATAACCAGCTTTATTAGCATGATTAAATGGACCACAATATTTTAACCCTTGCTTAAAGTTTTCACTTATATCTTTTAATCCTAAATTAACTTTAGCTTTTTCAATTCTAGCAGTAATATGACTTACTTTATGTACTTTGAGTAAATTTTTTATTGTTAACCTTCCTTAACTTCAAATGCCTTTGCTTTTTCTTCATTGATTTCTTTTTTAGCTTCTGCTTTAAAATCTTTTTTAGTTCCGCCGTGATAATCGTAAGCGTGACCTTCTTCAATAAGAATATCATTTACACTTACCCACCCATCACTTGACAAATCAATTGGACTATCAGGATTAGCAATACATTCAGTAATATGATTTCCCACAAATTCAGGTGCAACAAATACTTCACCTAACACTCTTCCGAACTTTCCCGTTCCGAAAGATTTCAATTTAAAAACACCTTGCTCTAATAATTCTTTATTACGAGCTTTAGATGCAAGACCTTTTGCCTTTTCTTCTAAGTCTTTTGTTCTTGATTCCCAAGTATCAATACCCATATATCTTACACGCTTCTTAGTTTTCAAATTAAACCCTAGATCTATATAACAATCTATAGTATCTCCATCTACAACTTTAATTAATTCGCATTGATATTCTTTAACATCAACTTTTTTAGCCATAATAGTTACCCCCATTTATAGTTTAGTTCTACTATAAATAGGTATTAACTATACTTCTAATTTTTTCTTATAGTTATCTACAAGAATAAGAATTCTATCCATTGCTTTTATCGGACTCTTACCTTCTGAAAGTGAGGTTACAATATGATCCGAATAAACATCAAATAATAATTTGAATTCTTTTTTAATTTCTTTTTTACTCTTTATATTTTCCATTTTATATTTACAAAAAGCGTCCGATTTTACTCGAACGCTTTTTCTCTTTATTTGTTATTAATTTAATTTAACTTAAGCCGCGTACTCCGCTTCTTCTTCTGCAATTTCATCTTCATTGAAAAGATTTTCATCAGTTCCATCAGAAACGTACTTCTGTACTAACTGTTTGATGAAAGTTCTTTCAGATTCAGCACCACCATCAGAATCAAACTGAGGATAGACGCAAACTTCAGCTGCTTCATCCAAACCGAAACCATCAAAAAGTAATCCAGCCATCTCAACAGAAGTTCTGGTTGAAACACCACTAGCAAACTTACCATCTTCTGAAGAAGCTTCAACTCTTGTTGAATGTGCTATCTCAGAAACAGCTTTCAACAATTCAGGATCGACATTTGGATAAAGATAAGTAAGTAACCCATGCTCTTCTTCATCATTCAGAACATCCATTTCTACAACAATGAATCTATCCATTAAGGCTTTATCCATAACTCTGGTGGAAGTGTATTCATTACCAATGTTAGCCGTAGCTACGAAGGTAACACCATTTGCTACTTTAATAGTGGCTTGTCCATCAGCCTCATCCAACCTTAGATATCTCTGACCTTCATCAAGAACTGTCATCAAAATATTCCAA